ACAAAAACTGGAACTTTCACAATTATTACGATGTAGACTTTAAGCTAAAAAAGTCTGGAAGAGCGGCATTTAGGCGTAGCGTTTTGGGAGACTTAGAAAGAACTTTTGGTCAACTAGGCTAGATAGTTTCGAAGTAGGGTGGCAGCTGCCACCCTATCACGAAGCAATCACGCTTCCAACAAAAGGATAGTACAATGAACTATAGAGATTTCATGGACGCATTGGGTACGCTCGCAATATTCGTTACCTTCATAGTTTTAATATATATCTTCTCTGGATATTCTGGTGCGAGATTGTAGGCAACACATAGAAAAAGAGAAAGGCGCAAGGCTCGAGGACCAGGCGCAAACACAATGGAAGGACAAAGGCGCAAGGACCGGGCCGCAAGATAACCTAGTCCGAACTTAATTTAAAACTTGCATCTATAGATAAAAACCCTATAATGGGGTTATTAATATTAACCAAAGAAAGGCTACTAATCATGACTACATTTGAAGAATCACAAGCGGCATTTAAACACGCTTTATCCATCAGAACTTTTAACGAAAGAGAGAACGACTATTATTATGTAGGCGACTGGATGTTCATGTGCTCTGGACTAGAAAGCAATAGCTTCAAGAATAGAAACACAAAAGAATATATATTTATTAATAGGGAAGTATCATGACTAAACAATTAAGAGCTGGAATAATCTATCAAGGCCCGTCACAAATTGACGGGCTTCCAATCGTTGCGATTGCTACATATAGCGACCGAAACACAAAGACAGGAAAAGTTTTACAAACTTATATTATCCGCTCGGATATGTCACCATTAGAGGCAAGCAAGTCTGGACAAGATTTTTCTATTTGTGCGAATTGTATTTTTCGTGGGATTGCAAACAACGACCCAGAGCGCAAGCAAGCAAAAAATAGAAAATGTTACGTTAACCTGGGACAAGGTCCGACGATTGTTTATAAATCTTTTAATCGTGGCGTTTATCCAATAGCAAGTGATCACGCCTCTAGAGTTGAACTAGGAAAGAATAGGGTTGTAAGGCTCGGAACATATGGCGACCCGGCCGCTGTTCCATCTCACATTTGGGATGAACTATTGACCGAGTGCGAAAGCCATCTCGCATACTCGCACCAGTCGGGGTTTCGTCCAGATATCACAATGCAAAGCGCGGACACACTAGAACAAGCGCAAGCGCATTGGGCAAAACGAGCGCGAACTTTTAGAGTCATTGACTCGCTCGAGGATATCGACCCTACAAACGAGATACTTTGCCCGGCAAGTAAAGAAGCCGGTCGTCGCGTCCAATGCGTTAAGTGTCAACTCTGTAGCGGATTGACTAGCAAGAGCAAAAAATCTATAGCAATAGTAGAACATTAAGAACGCCTCGGCCTAGGGAGTTGTCATGATCTTCCTAGGTCAACTCGCCAGGTGGTATCGACCACCTGGCACTCTTTTTTTCTACATATATAAAAAGAAAAGGGCGCAAGGCGCAAGGCGCAAGACTAGAGAAGCAAAGGGCGCAAGGCCTTGAATAAGGACGCAAGATCCTCGAACCTTGAACCACCGCAAACCAGTCCTTGGTCCATCAGTTCAGCCCCACGATCACCCCCAAACAAATATAGGTCGGAGGAAGAGGCTTGCTCCACCAAGTAAAAACTTTTGCCTCCGCGAGCATGATATGCCATATTCCACGCTACTTGATGAGGAGAGACGCGCACCGCGTTTGCCTTGGTCACCTTAAGCTCTAACCAAAAAGGCAACCCATCCCAACAGAGATGAACATCAGGAATCCCAAGCCCAGTGCTACTTTCAATCCTTGTTAGGTGACATTTGGGCGGACATTGCTTCTTTATCCTTTGCCAAAGATTTGATTCTGGACCTCTTGCCATTTGTTACATCTTTCATCTGTCCTTCTATCACAAAGGCTTGTGGATATTTCTTCTGAAGATCAGCCAATCGAGCTACAATATCATCTCTTGATAGTTGATCTAACGTGTTGATATTCTCACGACGATCTATCGTTAACCCACCCAGAGCCGACCTGATTTTCTCTGCATTTATAGCCGCTGAAAATTGTCCTTGATCCTCTGCCCCTGCACTAAGCACAGACAATCTTTCCAACTGTCCTATTGTTGTCACCCCATATCGACGTTGCCGTTCATCTCGCAACTCTTTCACATATTCCAAGACGTATGGGTAATCCCTGCCGTTCAAAAGTTTTGATGCGGTAGTCTTCGCAACCTTCTCTGAGTACCCTGCTTTTCTTGCACACTCAGCATTAGAATATATGCCGTCAACATAGAATTTAGCAAAAGTCATTTGTCTGTTGGTTAATGTAATATTGTAATCATTTTCTATCTTTTTCTTAATTTTTGACATTTATTGCTCCCAAATCACGCCATTTAAGGCACGATAACACGGTTTTTACCCCATATATAGCCTTTTTTACCACTAAAACAGTGGTTTTGACCCCTCAATTCTAGGTACATTCGGCCTAATAACCCTGTTTATTACAGAATAATGTAATCACAAACCCCTTTTGTAATCACGATTGTAATCACAAAGTACTATATAAATAAGGTCTTAAACACCTGTATTTTAAAATGATTACATTTATTACACCCAAAACGTTTTTAATTTAAAAAAAAAATAAAATCTGGCTGTAGAGTGTATTAGTGTAATCATTGCGCTTGCATCCTGTGTCAATACATGCATAATGGGGGGACTATATTATATCAACTAAATTTAACCCAAAGGAGATAGCACAATGAGTGCATTTACATTTAATGAAGTTGTTAAGGAGCTTGAAGCTCTTAAAGTACAGAATGAGTATACTGTATTTTCTGCGAATGATTTGATCATTCTTGAGATGGCATACATCAGAGGTCAACAAAGTCAGATTGCAAGAGAACTTGCTGAACTGAAAGAGGTGGCGTGATGGGTCTTACACTTGTTAGACATGGTGGTCCCGAGGACCGTGGTACGATGGACGCGTATTATGGACGTGATCCGGATCCGCATTGCTTTGAGGGAGACACGATAACCTCACCGAGGCGTATTGATCTCACTACTCAAGAGCTTTCTGAATATTATAAAGGTTATATTACCTGTACAGATAGAAAGGATTGGGGATGAGTTTTAAAGCAACAATAAAGCTTAGTGACAACACCAATGGTCTTATATCAAAGACTAATATTTATGAGCATCACAGTATAGACTGTGATATTTTTGTACAACATATATGGGCATTAGCAGATAAGACAGCGTCTGAGTTATGCGATGAGAATATTGGATTTAGGTTACAAGTGTACCTAGATTTTAATCTTAATGTATTTGACGAGGAGCACACAGATGATTTCACCTATTAAATTTAACGCGGAAGATTGGCTAGGCAACCGAGGTCTCTTGGAGGATAATTTCTACAAGGACAGTGCGATGAGCAAGATCCGAAGGCACAAGGTTCGAGGATCGTGGCTCTTCATTCAGTCTGATTGTGGCTATGGCATTGAGGTTGAGGCGTATTTTTTAGACACGATACATGGTGAGTGCTACGATGCGTGGCCTTCCAAGGGTTTCAGTTGGTCAGCGGCTAACTTAGCGAAGAAAGTAGAGAGGTTAGAGGCATGAGTGAAGTTAGATTAGTATTAAGTTCCGAGGACTATGTTGGATTAGTCGGTGACCTTGCAGAGCGAAAATTGTTAGCCTTAGATACTGTGTCGGTGGATGGTGTAGTCTATCACACAGACAATAGTGGTGGCACTTCCTATTCCGAGTGGGCGCAAGACGAGTTCAATGACGAGTGCGGTATCATTGAAGATATCTTATCCAATGTTGGAATAGTACAGGAGGAGTTAGAGGCATGAAGTATGGATCAGTGTGCAGCGGTGTGGAGGCCGCTACGGTTGCATGGCATGACTTAGGATGGGAGCCTCAATTCTTTTCGGAGTTCGATGCGTTCCCATCAGCCGTTTTAAAAAATCATTACCCAGATGTCCCGAATTATGGAGACATGACAAAGTATAAGGATTGGAATTTAAATGACAAATCAATTGACCTTCTTGTTGGAGGAACCCCTTGCCAAAGTTTCAGCATCAGCGGACTTAGAAAAGGATTGCACGACGACCGAGGAAACCTCATGCTTGAGTATCTTAGAATGGCTGACGAACTTAAGCCCAAATGGATTGTCTGGGAAAACGTCGTTGGGGTCTTGTCTTCGAATAAAGGACGAGATTTTGGAACCTTCCTCACAGCGTTGGGGGACATCGGGTATGGGTTCGCCTACCGAGTGTTGGACGCTCAATACTTCGGAGTTCCCCAAAGGCGCAGGCGTGTGTTCGTTGTCGGATGTCTTGGAGACTGGAGAAGTGCAGGAAAAGTACTCTTTAAGCCCGAAAGCCTGTCGGGGGATCCTGCGCCGAGCAGATCGAAGGGGCAAAGAGTTGCCCCCACAGTTACGACAGGTCCTCCTTACGCTCGCACAGGAAATGATAGAGTAGAGACTGAAGCGTATGTTACATACCGAAAGGTTTCTCATGGAGAATACACCAAGGACCAAGGTGCGAGTACCATGATGGCGAGGGATTATAAGGATGCGACTGATTTAATTACTTTCAGCCCCCAGAATAGTGCAAGCAATGGACTTAGTATCTCGGAGCATACAGTTCCGACCATACAAACCAAGAAACAATCTGCTGTTGTAAAAGATATGAAGGTCAGGCGACTGACCCCAAGAGAATGTGAGAGACTACAAGGCTTTCCTGATGATTGGACTAGGATCCAATGGAAGGGGAAGAAACCAGAAGAATGCCCA